GAATATACCTATTGCTCAAGAATTTTGGATCCGTCTTCCGATGTAGAAGATGAGGAATATTTGGTAGACATCTGCGAAATGGATGCGGAAGATTATGCTGATGTAGAAAAGCTCGGAAATGAGGAGCTGTGGCATAAGGCAAATCCAATCCGAATGACTTACGAAGATGGACAAGATAAAATCCGAGGAGAATACAAGATAGCAAAAGAAATCCCAGAACACATGACGGCATTTTTGACAAAATGTCTAAATGTATGGGTACAGGCACAGGAGAATGGATACATGGATATGGCAAAATGGAAAGCCTGCCAGGTTGACAAAATACCGATTGATACAAAAGGAATGAGTGTGTATGTGGGATTTGATATGTCGGCGAAGATTGACTTAACATCGGTTGCGTTTATCATTCCGTTTTTGTCGGGAGAATATGATAACACGAATCAGGAAATCGTAAAGTACATTGTATATTCACATTCCTTCATCCCAAATCGGGAGAAGCTGATCGAGAGGAAAAGCCGCGATAAAGTAGACTACGATGCCTGGGAGAGAATGGGATACCTTACTGTTACCGATACGCCGATTGTGGATCAGAATGCAGTATTGAAATACGTTAAAGATACCTGCGAGAAAAATGAGTGGAATATTGAGTGCTTATGTTTCGACCCGGCAAATGCAGCGAAACTTATGATGGATTTATCAAACGAGGGATATATCGTAGAAGAGGTATTTCAAAGTCATAAATCCCTGAACGAATCTACGCAGGGCTTCCGGGAGCAGGTATATAGCAAAAATATACTTTATATATACAATCCGTTACTTAATTTTGCAATGAGCAATGCGGTGATACGTCAAAATCAGGGATTGATAAAAATAGATAAAGATGCAACGACAAAAAGAGTCGACCCGGTAGATGCCGTTTTATGCGCATTTAAATTAGCATTATATCACGAATTTACTTCCGGATTTTTGGAAGCAATTGACAAGTTTTTAGAAAGTGAATGGTAAAAATGAAGATTGTAGACAGAATCAAAGGTGCGTGGAATGTACTGATGCACCCAGTGGCAGATCTGAATAGTCCGGAATTGTTGGAATGGCTGGGAATTGACAGCCGCAATCAGAGTCTGATCAGTGAAGTAACCTATTACACTTGCATGAAAATGTTGAGCGAGACAATAGGAAAACTGCCATTGAAATATTATCAGGAAACAGACCGCGGAAGAATCCGGGCAGAGCCGGATGAAATGACAAAGTTATTGACAATACGACCAAATCCGATCATGACTCCAACAACATTATGGAGTGCGGTAGAAATGAATTGTCAGCATTATGGAAATGCTTTTGTATGGATGAGAAAAGTATTTAAAAGGAAAAAATACGGAGGAGAATATAAGACATTAGACTTGTGGCTGATGCAGAGCAACTATGTGACGGTACTGATGGATGATGTTGGGATTTTCGGAGGAAAAGGGAAAATCTATTATCAGTACAGTGATCCTAAAAGCGGGGAACAGTATCTGTTTAAAAGCGAAGATGTGATGCATTTTAAAACATGGTACAGCCTGGATGGAATCATGGGAGAGCCGGTCCGTAAGATCTTGCAGGACACAGTCGGCGGAGCATTGGAAAGTCAAAACTTTATGAACCGGCTATATGAGCAGGGATTGACTGCAAGTATGGCGATGCAGTATACCGGAGATCTCGATGAAGTGAAAAGGAAGCAACTGGAAAAGAAGTTTGCGAATGCTTTGACGGGCCCGAAAAATGCAGGAAAAGTGATTCCAGTACCGATTGGATTAGAGCTGACACCGTTAAAGATGTCTTTAACAGATGCTCAGTTTTTCGAGTTAAAAAAATATTCCGCACTCCAGATTGCAGGGGCATTTGGAATCAAACCGAATCAGATCAATAATTATGAGAAGTCCAGCTATGCGAACTCAGAAACGCAGCAGCTGGCTTTTTTAGTAGATACAATGGCGTACAGATTAAAAATGTACGAAGAAGAAATAAACTACAAAGCGCTATCCGGACAAAAACAAAAGGATGGATTTTTCTATAAATTTAATGAAAAGGCGATTCTTCGTGCGGATAGCCAGTCTCAGATGGAAAGCCTGACGAAGGCGGTAAACAATGGAATCTACACTCAAAATGAAGCAAGGGAATATCTGGATAAACCGGCAAAAGAGGGTGGAGATGTCTTGATGGTAAATGGAAATTATATTCCGATCACAATGGTAGGAAAGCAGTACGAAAAAGGAGGTGGAGATAATGGCGGTGATTGATGTAAGAGGGGACATTATCCCAAATGACACAAAATGGATTTATGACTGGCTGGAATGGGACAGCACATGCCCGAACGACATCAAAAATGCTTTAGAAACAAAAGAAGCAGGGGAAACACTTACGGTATTGATTAACTCTGGAGGCGGATCTGTAATGGCGGGGCAGGAAATTTATTCACTGCTTTACGGAAGGAATGACGTAGAGATACAAATCCAGTCGATGGCAGGAAGCGCAGCAGGTGTGATTGCGATGTCGAACAGAAGCAAGATCAGTCCGGTTGCGATGATTATGGTACACAATGTATCTATGAGTGGGGCAAGCGGAGATTATCATGCGATGGAAAAAAATGCGGAAGTACTCAGGCAAATGAATGCGGCACTTGCAGCAGCATTTATGGCCAAAACAGGAAAGACGCAAGAAGAGATTTTAGAAATTATGGATCGAGAGACTTGGATGACTGCAAATCAGGCAGTGGAGATGGGATTTGTGGATGAAATGATTTCGGATGCTGTAGAGTACACAAATGATTTGTGGGGAATGCGTCTGACGGATGAAATCAGGGAAAAGGTGATCCGCGAGAAAAATGAAAAGGAACACACAGAAGCAAGGAAACAAGAAATTTTAGATGGTTTAGACATGTATGGTGTTTAAGGAAAGGAAGCAATATGAGTGAAAGATTATTAAACCTTTTGGATATGATCAATGCAAAAAAAGCAGAAGTAAAAAATTTGGTAGAGGCAGGGAACTTAGATGAGGCAGAAGCTGCTAAAAATGAACTAAAAAATATGCAGAGAGAATTTGACCTGTTAAAAGATATTGAAGACGCAGAGTTTGAAAATACGCAACAGCGCGTAAACACCGGAGAAGTGACACCAATCACAAACACAGAAGATAGTGTGGCAGAATTTGCTAATGCGGCAAGACATGGTTTTCGCGTATCAAATTCACTGAGTTCAGGAATGCGCGAGAGTTCGGATCCAGATGGAGGATATATCGTACCAGAAGATATCCAAACAAGAATTAATAGTTGGAAAGAAGCGGAGTTCTCACTGGAATCATTGATTTCTGTAGAAAATGTAAAGAGGAATAAGGGACAGAGAACTTACGAGAAGAGAGCCACGATGACAGGATTTGAAGACATTGAAGAAGGTGGAGAACTTCAGGAGATGGATACACCGCAATTTGAGAGAATCAAATACGATATTCAGGATCGTGGAGGATGGCTGCCGCTTACCAATGATCTGCTAAGCGATACAGATCAAAATATCACAGAAATTATTACAAAATGGATTGCAAGAAAGAGTAATGCAACAAGCAATCAGAAAGTGATCGGCCTCATCAATACAAAAGAGGTAAGCCAAATTGAAACGATGGACGAAATCAAAAAAGCTATCATCGTTACTCTAGGTGCTGCTTATAGAGCGGGATCGAAGATTCTTACAAACGATGATGGATTATTTTTCTTCTCCACATTAAAAGATAATAACGGAAGAGATTTATTGCAGCCAAACCCAATGGATGCAATGCAGATGTATCTCTCTGTGGGGCCGATTAAGGTGCCGATTATTGCAGTACCAAATAAAGTGATTGCATCGGATGTAAAAGAAAAAGGGAAATTAAAGATTCCGATGGTATGTGGAGATTTTAAGGAAGCATTTAAAAAATACGATAGACAGAGAACAAGCATCATGTCATCTAATGTAGCAGTAGCAGGAAGCCTAAATGCGTTCACACAAAACATGACACTGGTCCGGGCAATCGAAAGAAATGACTACAAAGTATTGGACAACATGGCATATACAAATATGCAGATGGTTGTTAATGATGAGTCTATTATGGGGGAATGATAATTCATAGCCCAAGCAGCGGTCTGTACAGTGCTGGGGAACTGAAAGACATGACCATAAAAGAAATCAGGAAACTGGCAGAAGGACAGGGCTATGAAATTACAAGGACTGCAAAGAAAGATATCATCGAAGAATACATGCGGCAGCAGGAGGAAAAGTAATGTTTGATACGATCAAAGCACGTTGCGGGATTGCGAAGAACGTGAAGATATACGATGATGATATCCACATGTACATGTCAGACAGCCTTTTGGATTTAAGAGATTCAGGAGTGCCGGAAAAAACGATAGAAAATGCGGACGAGCGTGTGATTACTGCAGTGACACTGTATGTAAAGGCGCATATCGGGAACGATCGCTCCGATACAGAAAAATATATGAAATTGTACCGGGATAAGGTGTTCCGGCTTACTCTGGATGAGGAGGAATGACAAATGTGGAATGGAAGCATCCAACTGCCAATCCGAAAAGAAGTTTTGAAAAATGAAAACGGATTTGAGGAAGAGAGGTATATTTTTTCGGAAGGAATCCCAGCCAATGTTACGGATACGACAAGAACGGATGAAACGCTTGGAAAGCAATGCGGATATCAAGCGGACATTACGGTGGAAATCCTTGCATGCAATTATTACGGAGAACCCATTTTCCGGGATGAAGCAACCGGGATCGAATATGAAGTAAAAAGAAGTTATAAGCCACCAAAGACGATGAATATCATTTTGACTGGGGAAATGAGGGAACATGGCAAAATTTGAAGCAAAAGGAATCGACGAGATGATGCAGGAACTGAATGCATTGGAGGTAGAAGAGATTGCTCCAAAAATGCTGGAAGAATCTGTACCGATTCTGGAAGAAGCGGTAAAAATAGAAGTGGGAAAGCACGAAGACACAGGAGATATGTACGAATCCATCCGTGCTACGAAAGCAAATAGAAATAAAAATGGATATTATATTTGCGTGAGGCCGACTGGTTATGCATCATTAAAAAAGTGGAAAAATTCGCGAAAGAAACGAAGAGGAGCTAAAAGAGAACGCGTAAGAAACATGGAAAAACTGGTCTATCTGGAGTACGGAACTTCCAGACAGACGGCGCGACCGGTACTGACGCGCGCTGTAAATAAAGCAGAAGGAGCGGTTGTTCGGAAAATGCAGGAAGTATTTGACCGGGAGGTTGATGCTATGTGACAGTGTTTGAAAAGATTATAGAGGCGATCGAGCCATTTGGATTTCCGTACACACCGGGAGTTTATAAAGGAGAGGAAAAACACTGGTTTACCTTTAATTATGTGGATGACCGGGGAAACCTTTATGCAGACGATGAGCCACAGAGCGTACTTGCCACAGTGCAGGTACATTTTTTTATGCCGTACAACGGAGATTTTGTACGGATCAAAAATAAAATCAGGGATGCGATTTTCCGACAGGGATTTACTTTTCCGGAGATTGAGATTTTAAGCGACACAGATCCGCAGATCAGACACTTGGTGTTCGAATGCGAAATAGAAGAGGAGGAATAATATGGCATATATTGGACTTAGAAAACCGATTATTGGAAAAATGGCAACAGAAACAACTTACGGAGAACCGTTCGCGCTTGGAAAAGCAATTGGATTGCAGATCACGCCAAATTATGCAGAGGGATCACTTTTTGCAGATGATGTACAAGCGGAGTACGATAAAGCATTCAGCTTTGCAGAGGTAACATTAAATACCAGCACAATTCCGGTAAAAGCACATGAAGAGATGTTTGGCCACACGGTTAGCGATGAACTGGAAAAGAAAAGTATAGAATATGACGTGGATGACCAGAACAATTATGTTGGAATGGGGTGGATTACACAGGAAATCGTAAGCGGAGTAAGATCGTTTACAGGCAATTTCCTGTATAAAGTGAAGTTTTCCGAGCCTTCGGAAGATTACTCCACGAAAGGAGAAAACATTGAGTACAAAACTCCAAGTATAAGCGGCAGAGCGGTGGCGAACGAAGAGGGAAAATGGAAATCCGTAGAAATATTTAAGACAGAAAAAGAGGCTATGGATTGGATCAACAAGAAATTCGGAAAAATGGAATAAGAGGAAGAAAAAGATGTTTGAAGGAGTAAACTATATAGAATTATCTGGCGAGAAACTACCAATCAAATGCGATATGGTAGTATTAGAAAAAATCCAAGAGGAATACAAAGATTTGGATGCATTCGAAGAAAAATTAAACGGATTCACACCAAATCGCAATGCAGATGGAGAAATTGAAACGAACGAAGAAGGCCTGGCAATTGGAACATTTAGAACCCCGAATATCAAGACCGTAAATCAAACGCTGTTTTGGATGGTACAGGAAGGTCTGGAAATTGAAGCAGAAAAGAAAAAAGAACCGTCAAAAGAGATTGACAAAAAAGAGCTACTCAGAAAAATTGATATTACTCCGGGAGAACTGGGGAAAGAGCTACATAAGGAATTTCTAAAATGCTTCGCAAGAAAAAACGCAGTGACCACGCAGAGGGAGAAGACGGAGGTTCCGAGCAAATAAACTTTGCGTGGATTGTGTGTATGGGCATGCAGATGGGATACTCTGAAAATGAGATTGCACACATGTATTTCGGAAAGTGGTGCGATCTATTTACAGAGTATAAGAAGATACATAACATGCGAATAGAGCGCATGATCTTTGAAGAAAAGAAAGTGACTTCCATGCTGGATTTATAAAGGCGTATATGGTAGAATAAAGTCAAGGAGGCAAGGGAAATGGATGAAAAGAAAACAAAAGCAGTAATCTATTTGAAGATTGTCTTTTTGACCATGATATACTTAGGACAGAGACATCCATACATGACAGTTGGGCTGGTGGTCTGGTGCATGGGCTGTATCGGTATTGCAATTTCAAGATCGTTTTCTCTTGGTATGATGCTGATTATAGGTGTGGTCGGGATCATAGTCGTTATCCGGTGGATGTTTAACACGCTGGAAGACTTTGGAAGCGAACGAAAAAAGGTGCAAAGGAAATTGCGGAAAAAAGAAGCGTTTGAGAAATATCTTAAGTTTTTGGAACAAGGATTGTTATAGAGCCGCTTACTGTAAAAGGTAGGTGGCTTTTATCAAAAAATAAATTTGTCTGGCAAAAGTGTTGACATATGCCCGACAAAAGTGTATAATATAATTACAGTTAAGGAAGAACTTAACAAGTAGGCAGGCAAGTAGCCGGAAAGGAGAGCATATGAACGAGATGACAGAAAAAGAAATGCAGACAGTAAAGATGTCAACTCTGTATCAGCTTCGATTAATTATCTCAACGGGGGATAAAACAGAGTATACCAGAGATGAGATTTTGGAACTGTTAGACAAAATCGCAACAGCAAAAGAACAAAATTAAAAAAGCTCTGCTTAATAAATAAGCAAAGCCACAAACAAAAAAATGAGCGGTACTTGCCACCGCTCAATACCAATTACAGAATATCACAGGGTTAAAAGAAAGGCAAGAGGGTTCCGGTGGAAAAGAAAAAAATGGGCAGACCAACAGATAATCCGAGGCCAAATAAACTCAGTATTCGCATCAGCGATGAAGATAAGCAAATACTGGAAGAATACTGTCAAAAAGAAAATGTAAATAGAACAGAAGCTATAAGCAGAGGTATTAAGAAATTGAGGTCTGTATTATAAAAAAAGGAAAGTGAGCATCTATCAGAAATGGTAGGTGTTCTTTTTTATACTCAAAATAAGGTGGTGAAAGAATGGGACAGAAGAAAATAGGTGCATTTATTACGTTGGAAGGAGAAAAAGAGTTCCGATCAGCGGTAGCGTCATGCAATAAGAACCTGGCTACAATGAAATCAGAGATGAAGTTGGTGGAGGCACAGACTGTCGGATCAGCCAATTCGCTGGCGACATTGAGAAAGAAGCATGAAACACTTACGAAAACTTTAGAAGAGCATGAGCAAAAGGAAGAGGCACTGCGAAAAGGATTGTCCCATGCGGAACAAGAATATGAAAGAGTAGGGAACGCTCTTGCAGAATATAAAGAAAAACTTGCCAGGGCAGAGAAAAGTCTCAGTGAAATGGAGCAGGCATCTGATACGACAGAGGAAGCGCTGGAAGAACAGAGGCAGGCGGTTGAGAAACTCAATGAAATTGTAGAAAAAGGAGAATCCACTTATCAGAGGTCAGCGGATCGTGTCCAAGACTGGAAGAAACAGTTAAACAATGCGGAAGCGCAGACAATCCGCACAACTCGTGCATTGAATGAGAATGCCGCATATATGAAAGAAGCGGAGCAGGCAACGGATCAGTGCGCTACGAGTATTGATGAGTTTGGAAATAGGGCGAATAACCTCGCTGACGAACTGACAAAGACATCTACAATCATCAAAGCAAATTTTATCAATACGTTAGTAGAATCTGGAAAGAACCTGACATCAGATATGTTCCGAAGCGCAGTACAAGGAACATTAGAACTTCAGGAAGCGCAGAATCAGCTACAAGCAAGCACTGGAGCTACCGAGCAGGCGACAGAATACTACGGCGAGACGATGGAGAAGGTGTATAAAGCCGGATATGGCGACTCAATCCGTGATGTAGCTGACGCAATGGCTTTGGTTAAACAATACACAAATGAAACGGATCCATCCAAACTGCAAGAACTTGCTGAGGGAGGAATGGTACTCCAAGATGTGTTTGGAATGGATTTAAGTGAGTCTATCCGTGGTGTTGATGCGCTAATGGAAAATATGGGGCTTACAGCCGGAGAAGCTTTTGACTTTATTGCAAAAGGCGCACAGAACGGTCTGGATAAGTCAGGAGAACTGACAGACAATATCGCCGAGTACAGCTCACTGTGGGCGCAGGCAGGATTTTCTGCCGAAGAGATGTTTACCATTCTTCAGAATGGTCTTGATTCCGGCGCTTATAATCTGGATAAGGTCAATGATTATGTCAAAGAATTTGGTGTTTCCATGTCAGATGGAAGAATCGAGGAGAATCTGGACGCATTCTCAAAAGGAACGCAAGATTTATTCCAGGCATGGAAACACGGAGAAGTGACAACAAAAGAAGTATTTCACTCCGTTATTTCGGATCTCGCCAGTATGGAAAATCAGCAACAGGCACTTACGATAGCGAGTAATACATGGAGTGCTTTGGGAGAAGACAATGCCATGAAGGTTATCACATCCTTGAATCAGGCGAATAATGCCTACAAGAATGTGAAAGGAACAATGGAAAGCATTAAAGATATTAAGTACGATAGTGTGGCCAATCAATGGAAGACTCTTGGAAGAACTTTTCAGTCGGAAGTGATCACGCCAGTGCTGAAAGACTTTCTTCCGCCGGCGCAAAAAGGAATGAAAGTCCTTGCAGATAATATTGAGGTTATTATACCGGTAGCAAAAGTGGCAGGAACTACCATCGGAACGATGTTTGTAGTAAAAAAGTCGAAGAACCTGATTAAGGATCTCAAGGAAGTCAAAGAGGGAATCGAAGACACTACCAAGAAGGTATTAACATACATTGCAACGAAAAAGGCGGAAACAGCAGCAGAAACCGCAAATACAGTGGCGACAACAGCAGAAACAGCCGCAACAGTAGCACAGACGACAGCAACTGGTGCGGCAACAACTGCTCAGGCGGGATTAAATGCGGTGATGGCAGCCAATCCGGTCGGACTTTTAGTAACGGCAATCGGAACGGCTGTAGGAGCGTTGACGATATTTTCGAGTACTGCAGAAAATGCGAAAGAGGAAACCGGAGCATTAGGAGAGAAGACTGAAGAGGTAAACGCGAAGATTCAGGATGCCACACAAGGGCTGAAAGATGCCATGAAGGGCGTGGAAGAATCGGTTGATTCTTTGAATGCAAAGAAAATGCTTTCTGATGACTTAGTCACAGAACTTTACGCTTTGGCAGATGGAGCAGGAAACTCAGCGAAAGAGATCGGAAAGATGCAGATCATTGTCGGAGAATTAAACTCTCTCTTTCCGGACTTGAATCTGACCATAGATGAAAATACTGGTGCTTTAAATAAAAATGAAGCACAGACAAAAAAGTCTATTGAAGCATCCTTAAATTTTGCGAAAGCGCAGGCAGCTCAAGAGCAATCAAAAGAAATCATTGAAGAACTTACAAAAGCGGACATCGCAAGATATGAAGCGGAAGCAAATCTGGAAGAAATCGGTACAAAGATCGGAGAACTGGATAAAAAGAGAAACAAAATCTCTGAAGAAGCAACGAAGGCTACTGAAAAAGGCGAAGCGGCAACTGTTAAATACAATGGGAAATTAATGGATTCACAAACCGCTTTGGAAAAAATTGCTGAAAAAGAAAATGCGCTGAACGAGAAACGTGAAGAGCAAGAAGAAAAGTTAAAAACTTTAAATGATACCTATGATGCGGCGAATGAGAAGTATTTAAGCACCAGTGAGTACATACAAGATCTGACCGACAAAATGAATGGAAACACAGATGCAACGAATGACAATACCGAGTCGAAGAAAGGCAATGCTGAAGCAGAACAAAAAAAGCAGGAAGCAGCTGCTATGAGCATCGAAGTAGCTGGCCAGGAAACGCAGGCCTATAGAAACCTTTCAGCAGCACAGCAGGAAATGGCGGTTAATGTGACGAATGGTGTGTTGAGCATGCAGGAAAGCGTGCAGGGAGCATTGCAGTCGCAGATGGATATGTTTACAGCGTTTGATGGTGGTGTTCAGATATCCACGGAGCAGCTGCTGGCCAATATGCAATCTCAGGTTGATGGAGTAATGCAATGGGAACAGAACCTGACTGCATTGGCAGATAAAGGTATCAATCAGGGCATCTTGCAAAAGCTTTCGGAAATGGGACCGCAGGGATCTGGATATGTGGCAGCATTTAATTCGATGACGGATGAAGAATTAAAGAAAGCAAATGAACTTTGGAGCCAAAGTGTTGACATCAAGGGAATGACAGATCAATGGGGACAGGAATTACTTGCATCAGGTGCAGAAAATATCGCTGGAGGGCTTGAAAATCTCACACCGATCATGGAAGAGAGTGGAGCCAATACGGTAATGGGACTTGTGCGAGGAATGCAGGAAGCCCAGAGAGCTGCGGAAGCTTCCGGAGAAGATCTCGGTGTAAAAACAATAGATTCCGTCAATAAAGGCTTAGGATGTGCATCTCCATCCAGAAAGACGAAGGAATCTGGACAGAATGTGGATCGCGGATTGGTAAATGGAATCAACGCCGGAAAAGGAAGCGTGCAAAGTGCTGCGCAAAGCGTGGCGGTTGCTGTTGTTGGCGCGGTTCGATCGAATTTGAGTGAAGGAAGATTTTATTCCTATGGTTATAATGTCTCAGCAGGACTGGCATCTGGAATACTGGCAGGAAAATCACAGGTGATTTCGGCTGCAATTGAAGTCGCAGCAGCAGCGGAGTCAGCGGCAAAGAATAAACTGCAGATCAACTCGCCGTCAAAGGTATTTAAGCGGATTGGTGCAGGAACAATGGAAGGATATGTGCTCGGAATCCGCGGAGAGATGCAGAAAGTAAAATCCACAGTAAACGAAGCCATGAACCTCGGAGAAGGAAGAGGCGTTCGGAAAGTGGAGATGCCTGACAATAATTACAGAGAACTGATGAATGTAATCCAGACGGCAGCAGAAGGAAGAAGCGAAACACCGCAGATTGTAGTAATGATCGGAAATGAAAAAATTGATTCTTACATTATGAAAACAGTGAAGAAGGGAATTTACAACGAACAGCTTGGAAGTCAGGGGGCAAGAGGAAAACGATGTTTAGCATAACCAGAAATGGAATTAACAGTAAAATACTAGGATTTGGGATTAAACAGAGGCCGAATATACCTGCACCTGAGTTTCGATACGAGGAGATTGAAGTTCCAGGAAGAGACGGAAATCTTATCATCGAAAACAATGAGGTAGAAGATATAGAAATCGAGGTTACAATAAACTTTATGACTCACCCAGATTTGTGGGCAGAAAAGTTTCGTCAGGCGAAAGACTGGCTACTGAAAAGAAGAGACCGTGAACTGATATTCAGTGATGACGAGGAAATGTTTTATAAAGTCAAACATACGCAGATTGATACCGCAGAAAGGACGGTAAGACGTCTAGGAGAATTTGCGGTGACCTTTCTCTGTGAAGGTTATCAGTATCGTAGAGATGGACAACATGAACATGAATTAAATGAGATCCAGTACAATCCGTATGCAAAGTCACATCCGATTTATAAAATAAAGGGGAATGGGATATGCAGAATTTATGCAAATGGAAGTGTCATGACAGCAGAAGTGCAGGGAAATTTGATAATAGACACAGAGAGAATGCTTACCTATACGGAAGCAGGAGAATTGAAAAATGTATCGGTAACCGGAAAGTATAAGAGTCTTTATTTGAAAGAAATGGAGAATAATGTGACGTGCAGTCCAGGGTTTGAAGTGAAAGTTATTCCGAACTGGAGGTGTCTGTAAATGATAGAAATCTACAGTCCGGAAAATACAAATTATGAAAAAAACGGGAACATGCCACTTATACCAAGCACAGCTACAATCAATGTTGTACTAAACGGAAGCTGGACAGCCACCTTAAAGCATCCAATTGACCAGGAGGGACGATGGAAATATATTGAGGATAATGCTGTAGTAAAGATGCCGTCTTTTAATGGCATGCAACTATTCCGGGTTAAGTCTAAGAAAAAGAGGGAGTCCGATATACAAGCCACGCTAGAACCCATTTTTCTGGATGCCCTGGGAGAGTGCTTTCTGGTAGATGCAAGACCTACGGAAAAAAACGGGCAGGAAGCATTGGAATATATGCTAGAGAAGTATCCCAAATATAAGGCACAATCCAATATCTTAAAAAAAGAAACTGCTTACTATGAGAATAAAAATTTCATTGAAGCAGTCAATGGAGATGAAGAAAATGCTTTTGTAAACCGGTGGGGAGGAGAAATCATTTACGATAATTATAAGATTATTATAAATGAGCGCGCCGGAATGGATCGGGGAGTACAGGTTCTTTACGGGAAAAATGTTGCAAAGGATGGGTTTTCGGAAGAAGTGGACATGAGAACCACCGTGACGCGAATTGTACCACAAGCGTACAATGGGAGAATGATTCGAGGCGAAAGACCATGGGTAGACTCGGAGCTTATCGGAAAGTATCCTGCTATTTACACGGAATTAATGAAATTTCCGGATATCAAAATGCGGGATGATGCCAATGAAGATGATGCAGAAAAGGGAATTACTATTTGCGACACCCAAGAAGAATTGGAAAATGCGTTGAGAATACGCTGCAAGGAACAATTCGAAGCGGGGGTAGACAAACCAACAGTAAATATTTCGGTGGATATGATCGCATTGGAGAACACCGATGAGTATGAAAATGTAAAGAACCTGGAGACAGTATCACTTGGAGATACGGTACACTGCAGACATGATAAATTAGGTATCGTAACAGATGCAAGAGTTGTTGAACTGGAATACGATGCAATCAAAGAGCGGGTAGAAAATGTGGAGCTAGGGAATTACCAATACGACTACTTCGGAGAGTTATCGAGGATGGCTGCAAGAGTAGGCGGGGCAATCAGATCAGACGGAACAGTGGCAGCAGAAGTTGTATATGGAGAAATGAGCGACATCAGAGGGCGCACGATCACTCTCGGAGGTGGAAACACCCCTGGGAGAATGGAAATCAGGAATGCAAGAAAAAGAGTGGTAGGAGGAATGACGGATGCAGCGGATGCAGAAGATGATCTGAAAATATGGACCTTTGATAATATGCATTTGACGATCGGGAAGAACATGATTATAAACCGGCAGAAGACATTAAGCGGGAAAGCTATTTTTTCGGATGAAAGCTACTTGGAATTTGAAAATGGATTGCTTGTCAGAGGAAAGACTGCAAACGGCGAAGTAGTACAAGAAAGACAGAGGCTATTCACATTAAGAGGATATATCGAGAACGGCACTGAATGTGCGAAAAAATTAAATCAACAATATGGGTGGAGTAGGAATGCAATCGTAGCATGGCTGGCCAATGCGCAGCAGGAAAGCTCACTTGATCCGGGAGCGTTTCAGGGTGGTTCCGGAAACTGGAGCCAAGGTGTAGGCTACATGCAGTGGACTCCAGGAACGAATCTGCAGATTAGAGCGCAGGCGATCGGCCGAACGGATTACCTTACCACTGACTGTCAGCTTGCAGTAATTGACTATGAGAGGAGAAATGGACTCCAGTATTATCCGACAGAATCATATAACATTACGTTTGATGAATTTATAAAATCATCTGCAGATGTGGAATGGCTCACAATGGCATGGTTAAAAAATTATGAGCGTGCCGGAATTGAAGCTGTAGGAAACCGACTGCAGTATGCAAGAGAATGGAACAACAGAATTGACAACATTTTGAAAAATGTCGTAGAAGAAGCTGTGAAATGGGCAATTGGAATTGCGAATGATGATAGTCATGGGTATGATCAGGGGCATCGAGATGGACCGGATTATGACTGCTCGTCGCTAATATGCTGGGCTTATTTTAATGCCGGACTAAACACAAGGCCGGGATACACACCAGCAACATTTACAATGAGGGAAGTGTTTATGGCAGCAGGATTTGAAGATGCGACATCGCAAATAAATCTATCCACCGGAGAGGGAGTTATGAGAGGAGACGTTCTTTTGAATATCCAGAATCACACCGCGATGTCAATTGGAAACGGTCAGCTTGTGCAGGCGAGCCAAAACGAGATTGGAGGCATTGTCGGAGGACAAACAGGAGATCAGACTGGCGGAGAAATCGCGACAAGAAGCTATTACAACTATCCATGGGATTGTGTATTAAGATATCCACAATATGCAGGTCCAGGACCGGTGGAAGGACTGGCTTTTGTGAAATGGATTGCCAAGGAAAGGGGAGAAAGAGATGGAAGCAACAACGATAATCAAAATTGATGCAAGAAATCCAGGACTGCCACCAAGGATATTTGCAACACAATATGATTCTGGGCGAAAAATAAGATGCTACATCGCGGGAGTAACCGGGAATGCAAGCAGAGCTCGAATTTATTGTGTAAAACCGAGCGGAAAAGAAACCTATTCGGACGGAGCAATGATAAGTGAGACATGCGTGGAATTTGAAATGACAGAGCAAATGCTTGCAGAAATCGGCGAAACGAAAGGACAGATACATTTAGTAGACACAGAGAGTTCGGTGACGACGTTTGATTTTGGAATAGAGGTCAGAAAAAATAGGATTGCGGAATCAGCCATAACATCCTCTGATGATTATAAAGCATTAGTCGAAGCGTTAAAAAAATTAGAAGGATACGATATAGTTGAAATCACGAACAGTGAGATTGATTCCCTCCAAAATACTTTATAAGAGAAAAAAGAGGGAGGTGAAAAAGAATGCTGATAGCGAGTTTTAATAAGACAGACTATGTAAGAATAGAAGGACTAACGCAATGGGATAGAGGAAGAAAACTAAAAATCTGCGGATTAGACATAGAACAAGATCTGATTGAGATGCATTTTGCTGTAGACGGAGGAAAAGAAGCGACAAGGAGGCTTGGAGTCGTAGATGACGGAGAGGTGATTGCGGATATTCCGGATGCCTTACTTAAAATAGGAAGGAGCATTAAAGCCTACGCATATATATCTACTCGAGAACAGGGGAAAACAATCAAAATGGTGGAAATGCCCGTGGAGAAACGTGCGAAACCGCAGGAATACGAAGAACCAGAAGAGAAAGAAATTTTAGTGGAATTACTAGAAAAATTAAATAAAAAAGGAGAAGAGCTTCAGCTGGATGGAAAACAGTTGAAGCTCTTATCGAATAAGAAGCCAATCAGCTCTGTCGAGTTGCCAAGCGGAGATGGAGCTGTGGTGATAGAATCAATTACCAATCCGGAAATTGATGAAATAATGAAAGGAGAATAAGGAAGATGACGAAACAAAAAGAAACAGAAGCTACTGCATTTGCAGTGGGGAAAAAGTATCTGGATCAGGAAGGTCTTGCACATTTAGTGCAGAAAAATGATGAAAGATATGTACGACAAGAGGAAGGAAAAGGTTTATCAAAAAATGACTTTACGGACGAATACAAAAAGATTGTGGATGATTTGAATTACAAACCGATTGCAATCAACAGCTTTGCAAACAACAAGAATACAGTAGAAATTGGATCCACAGTCACAGACGTCACATTAACATGGGATTACAACAAAAAACCGAAATCAGCAAAATTGGACAATGAAGTTTTGGATGTGAATTTAACTACAAAAACACTAGCAGGACAGAGCATCAAAACAAATAAGACATGGACTCTTTCGGCAACAGATGAAAGAGATAAAACGGTAACAAAGACTACCGCAGTAACATTTTTGAATGGAGTGTACTGGGGGGTAGCGGAAAATACACTTAATCCTGATACTGGATTTGTCTTAAAACTAACAAAAGGGCTGCAAGCTAATAAAGCGAAGACATTCACAGTCACTGCGGGTGAAGGACAGCATATTTACTACGCCTTACCTACAAGATATGGAGAGGTAACATTTAATGTTGGAGGATTTGACGGTGGATTTACAAAAGTAAAAACAATCGAATTTACAAATGCAAGCGGACACACAGAATCTTACGATATCTATAAATCCGATAATGCAAACCTAGGCAAACAAACTGTTGTATGTAAATAGGGAGGATCATATGGATGTGGAAACACATGGAAGTATCTCACTTTTATCAAATAAAGAAAAACTATCACTAAAGGTAAAAGGAAGCGGAACTATAGTTGTACGCATTGGAAGCGAAAATAAAAATTATGAATTGAATGGAAAAGATGAGACGATTATAGAGCATACTTTCGGTGATCAGAGAGAGGTAGAAATACAAAATGCAAAAATAATAAGTGAAATGAATGTGGCGGAAAATGGAATTAGCAGCATTATATTAAACGGTTGTTCGAAATTGAACAAACTTTTAATATACAACAATGAAATCCGAAATTTAGACTTATCGCAAGCAGCAGAGATACAATATATCCATATGCAAAATAATCCAATCTGCAAAGATAAAGCAGCAATGGAAGCTATGATCTCAACACTTCCGGATAGAAACTATAAAGCATTTGGATCAATTGTAATGTATGATTTTATTCCGCTAAATAATGCGCTGAATGAAGAACAAAGCTCCATAAGAAACTTGCGAAAAGAGTTGGAAAAAACGTCTATCCCCAAAGATTGGTACTTTGGATCTGCTATTTTGTATCATCCGAGTGAAAAGAATAAAGTGTCAAACACAGCCATTATGTCAAATGTTGTGGATATTTGGGAATCTGCTGAATACGGGGAAGGCGCTGTATATGCTAGTTTATATGAAATGTATGTTCCGAACCAAACTGCGGAATGGACTAAAGAACAATTTTATGCAAAATACGATATTACAGCAACAGGACAAGTAGTCGAATCCACTCAAACTGAATCAAACACTTCTTACGACACAGGACACGGAACATCAACAAACAGTATCCTGATTAGTCAAGGAAATGAAATGTATGGATTGATTCCAAAGTCTAAATGTGTTGCAATCATGCGAGGAAATAATACGAATATTGATTATTATATCTCTCCAAATGTGTTTAACAAATTAACGGAATTAGAAAGATTAGATTTTGTTTTCACCTCGACTACTTGGACAACTGACAGCGAAAGAAATTACGAAGCATACGAACAGTCTATTAGAAAATGCCTAGATAGACACAAAACATTATTTTTTATCTGCTCGATGAACATGGGAGACGATGATATAAGTACAAAAGATCCATATGTAAATACTTATCATGCTCACATGGTATCAGGATGTAATCTGGATATAGACGCTTCAAATATAGAAACATATATAAGCGCCCCTTCAAACGGAGATTCGAGGATAAAGTTCACCGGAAACTATATGGGAATTAATACTCTTAGAAAGATAGGAGGAATTAATGTAGGGGGATTTGGAACTTCGAATGCAACACCTTTCCAAGCGGGAATTTTTTGTCTATTAAAAATTCTATATGAAAAGAAAAAAAGAGAATATACACTGGAGGAATTAGAACAATACACATACAATCACGCAAGACCACTGCATTACAACGAAGATAAAGTGAGTGGCTATGGAACGCTAGATTGCATGCATTTTCAGGATGCTACAAAGTATATAAAGGTAAAAACAATCGTTAAAAAGGAAGAACTATTAGACCTATCCAAGAATGATACGATTAATTCTGCTATCGAAATAATACCACCAGAAGCAACGAATCAAGATTTTAGGCTCGCAAACAAATTGGATGATAGAGACATTATAATCGACAAAGGAGTAATATACCCACAGAGAAATGATGGAAGAACAGTAAATAAAAAAATATACAGCAGTGGAAATTTGGAATTATCTGAAACCATAAATATAAAACTCCCTACGAACAAAAAGTACGAAGAAGTGAAAAGTGGTCTGATTTTTAGTTTTTCAGGATCGAATGAAAACTTAACAGAAGACATAACCGGGAAACCATTGCGAAAAACCGGAAAAATCATTCAGAAAGATAAAAAAGTAAAATTTGATTCTAACGGAGCTTTAATATGGGATAGTTTTAAAATGCCTAGACAGGTAACCATTCAATTTTGCACAGACAAAGAGGATACGGTAACATCTACAGAATATCCGGTATATTTGTACAACTCCAAAAATAATAAAGAAAAAATAATCTGTGCTTTGCAATTAGCAAAAGTAGAAAACGAACAAAAGGTAAGAAACATATTCCAACTTGGCACAAGTATCGGAAATGTATTAGCGAATTTTGGAAGCAATCACACAGGAAAATACAATGAACCATTTAATGTTTACACATTAATAATAGATTTCGATAATGGGAAAGTCATATTTTATAGAAATGGAATATCTATTTCGGCTTATCAAATATCTGATGTAAAAAGCTACATAAGTAGCACTTCATCGACAAAGGCTGCATATCGCGAAAATCTAAGAAATTTATTAAACATAGATACGATCGTGATAGGCAACAGCGGATCGCTCACGAAGGGAAGTATAAATTCTGAGATTTACGACATCAGAATTTTTGATCGGGAGCTGACACCGACGGAAGTCGTGAAGAATACAAGCGCATTAATGTGTAATGCACAATATAAAGGAGGAGAAAATATGGATTATAAAGGAAGTGTAAGCTTGATTTCTGGTCTTACACAAGCAAATGGAGGCAAGTTCCCACTTGTGGATGGAGCAGCAGTACAATTCGGAAACGAAGAAAATAAAGATGGAACGTATAAGTCTGTCGTACAGAAGATCCAAGAATTAGAAATGGGAGCTGGAAACGAAGTAATAACTGAGGATGAAATTAATGCATTATTTTAAGAGTAAAGGAGAATAAAGATTATGGCAAAATTTTTGGATTTAAGCGGATTACAACATGCAATTACAAAAATCAAAGAATGGACAAATGGACGTTTAAAAGAAGAAGTAACAATTAAAGTGGTAAAGGTAAATGGACAGCCATTAAACCCTGACGGAAGTAAGGAAGTAAATGTAGACTTATCCACTTATGCAATTAAAACAGAGGTAACACAAGAAATCGCGCAGGCTGTAAGCGGCATCCAGGGATTTGATGCGCAGGTGGTAGAGCGACTCCCACAAACTGGAAAAAAGGGAATCTTGTACTTAGTTGCAAATAGCGGAAATGGACAGAACGTCTATGACGAGTATTTGTGGGTTACAGACAAATTCGAAAAATTGGGCACTCGCGAGATTGATTTAACTGCTTATGCAAAAAAATCAGAAATTCCTACCAAAGTAAGCCAGTTGGCAAATGATAGCGGATTTCTGACAGCAGTACCAGAAGAGTATGTGACAGATTCGGAATTGTCACAAAAGGGGTATGAGACAACACAGTCCGTAGATGGAAAATTACAAAGTTATGTTAAAACAAGTGATCTTGAGACAATTACAACGGGAGAGATTGATTCACTGTTCCAGGGATAAGGAGTTGATTAAATGAAGATTTTAGGATGGACAGGGCTGCAGCATTTTTATAAGAGCTATATCGTACCGATACAAGAAAAGCTAACAAATGTCGTTACGAAAAGCATGATGTCCAATCAGCAAACAAACAACACAGGAAAAGTCCCAACGAGCGCCTTGGCATACAGCATGCAGCAGTCAATCACGAAATTAAATAGTGATTTAATTGGTGGACATACAAAGCTGACAGAGGACATTTATGGGTGTGTAAAGTACCCTAATGGATACATGGAGGTTTTTGGTACATTCCCTAATAAAGGACTTGCCAGCGATCCATCGCGCGGTGGATATAGTAAAACCCTGGATTTATCCAAATATGGTTTTAAAGGCAAGGTTTGGAGTACTGCCGCACCGAGATATTCCGGAGGTTTCCCGAAAGTTTCGCACGAGTGGTACA